AGACCTTTTTCGTATATTCCCCAATAAAGACGGACTGGCCCGAACTGGCCATGACCGGCCAAGATTGGAAACGACCACGCACAGCGGTTGCCGATCTGCAGCTGCCGACATTGGGGGCTTTGCCCAAGAGGTATTAAACGTGGAACTTATGCCGTGGCAATTGCATTGTTTGGCCGGCATTACCGCAAGGGACGCCAACGGTGATTGGTTGCACCGCGTTAACTTAGTTTCGGTTGCCCGCCAATGCGGAAAAACAACAATGAACGCCGCTTACCTTGGTTGGTATTTAAGTACGCAAGGAAAAGAGCGCGGGCGTCCGGTAACGGTAATTACAACAGCGCACAAACTTGACCTTGCAACAGCTTTCTTTACATACTTGGCGCCGATCTTAAAAGACCGTTTCGGTGCCGAAATAAGTTGGTCCTATGGTCGGCAAAAACTAATTATGCCCGACGGGTCCACGTGGCACATTCGAGCCGCGACCCCGGCAGCGGGTCACGGTTACAGTTGTGACCTAATCATTGCCGACGAAGTTTTTGACATTAGCCAACAGGCCTTGGACGAAGGGCTTTTGTACACCCAACGCGCAAAGAAAAACCCAAGTTTTCTTATGACGTCAACAGCTGGGACGCAAGACAGTACGGCAATGCTTCGTTGGCGCGATCAAGGCCTTCGAGCAATTGACAGCGGGGAACAAACAAGCCTTTACTTTGCCGAATTTAGCCCCCCCAACCATTTAGACCCAATGACACCCGAAGCATGGGCCTACGCCAACCCGGCATTGGGTTACACCCTTGACTTAAAAACAATTGAAGCGGAAAGCGAAACGCCCAACCGTGCAGCCTTTTTGCGCGGGTCCGTAAATTTATGGACCGCCAGTACAACAGCATGGTTAGAACCTGGGGTATTTGAAGCGTTGGCAACCGATCAGGTCGCGCCACCGGGCGGGGTGTTAGCTGTAGAAATATCGTTAGACGAAAGCACCTATACCGCCGTGCGCGCCGTACAAGTAGGCAACAAAACGCATGTAAAAATAGCGTTTGTAGCGCGAACCGTTGCCGAACTTTGGGCACGTGTTGACAACGAAATTGCAGAAAACCCCGGCTTGCGTTTAGCAATCGTGCCGGGCCTAGAAAACCATTGCCCGCCACAACACGAACGCCGTCGCACAATCGTTGGCTACAAAGAGTTGTTGAAATGGACTAGCGCGGTTAGAGCCATGATCTTAGAAAACCGCATAATGCACAACAACGAACTTTTGTTAAACAGCCATTGCGCCCGCGCGGTACTCATCAAACACCAAGGAAGCATTGCCGTTTCAAGCACCCGATCACCCGGACCAATCGAAGCATGTCGTTGCATGATATGGGCCGCCGCGCTTGCGTCACGCCCCCAACTACTTGGTAAACCCGTAATTGTTACTGGCAACCGCTAAAGTCGTTTTGGCATTAGTCGGCTTGCTTTCCGTCGGGGATTGCACGGCGCCGGCTAGTGCCACCTAAAAGCGTGAGATTGTGACACAATAAAACTATGGCCATTTTTACAAAGAAACCCGAACCGCCAAAGGTTGTAAAAGCAGCTGCCGGCAGTAATGCGGGTGCACAACAAATTGGCAACTTTTTTGCGTACACCGACGGCGTTTTGAGAAGCCGTTTTATGCAGGTCCCTACGGTTTCACGCAGTCGCGATCTCATGGCAAGCCTTATTGGTTGTTTGCCATTAGTCATGTACAAAACCATGTGGAACGGCGACGAAATGGAAAAGGTCCCGGAAGCGCCACGCAGTTGGCTAAGTCGAATTGACAAAGGCGTAACGAACAATTTTATTTTGTCTTGGACTTTTGACGATCTACTTTTTTACGGTCGCGCATTTTGGTATATAACTGATCGCACGGCAGACGGATACCCAAGCGGTTTTACGCGTCTACCTGCCGCAATGGTTACGACACAAGATCAGGCCCAAGGCACGGGCGTTTGGTTTGGTCCGTCTAAACAAATTTTGTTTCAAGGTTTGCCAATTCGTTGGGAAGATTGCGTTCAATTTTTGAGCCCAATTCAAGGACTTATTTACACCGGTGCAACGTCAGTAGATACCGCGCTTAAGTTAGAGCAGGCCCGTAACAGAAACGCCAGTAGTTTGCAGCCGGCGGTTACTTTGCGGCAGGTTGGCGGGGAACCCATGAGCCCGCAAGAATTGCGCGACCTTGCAGCTGCCTACGACGAAGCGCGTTTTGCGTCGGCCACAAGTGCGGTAAACGAATTTGTTGAAGTTATACCGAATATGGCAACACCCGACAAAATGCTTTTGATTGACGCAGCAGAGTACCAAAGTAAAGAAATCGCCAGGATCGCCAACGTCCCCGCGTACCTCGTTTCCGTGAGCATTGGAAATTACTCTTATGTTTCATCTAGCGAAGCGTCACGCGACTTGTACACGTTCGGCGTGAAGCCTTACATAGATTGCATACAAGAAACACTTAGCGCGGATAACGTACTGCCACGTGGGACTGGCGTAATGTTTGACATTGAAAGTTATTTAGCCAACGAATACAACACAAACGTTGAAGTACAAGAAACACCGGAACAAATGAGGGAAAGCAATGCTTAGATTAACCCCACAAGAATTAAAAATTGACGCCGCGCAAGGCGACGCGCTGCCACGTAGAACCCTTGCCGGCGTCGCCCTCGAATACGGCGTTGAAGCCGTAGTAAGTGACGGCCAAAAAGTCAGGTTTGAGCCGGGCTCTTTGCCGTTGGAAGGCGCCAAGCCGAAAATGTATTTGTACCACGACAGCACACAACCAATTGGCGTTGTGACGGCCCGCGAGCAAGTCGGCAATTATGTAATGTTTGAAGCCAAAATTAGCGAAACCGCGCTTGGAAATGAGAGCTTGCAACTCGCCATGGACGGCGTACTAGACAGCCTTAGCGTCGGTGCGGTGCCCCTAGAATTCAGCTTTGACGAAGCCGGCACCATGATTGTTACCAAGGCTTCGTGGCAGGAATTGTCACTTTTGCCCTACGGCGCATTTGAGGCCGCAAAGGTCGAGCGCGTCGCTGCCAGTATCCACCAAAACGAACCCGAAGTAGAGTTAAATAAAGATCAGGACACAGAAAAGGAAACAACCGAAATGACCAACCCAGTAGAAACCCCTGCAGTTGTTGAGGCTTCAACAGTTCAAACCATTTACGCACAGCCAAGAAAATTGCGCTTGCCTTCAACGTCGGAATACATTGCAAGCTATGTGCGCGGCGGTGCCGACTTTGCACAACTAAACGCAAACATCAACGCTGCACGTATCGAAGCAGCGCCGGGCGTAGCGCCATACATTAACACCGAAAGTACGCCAGGAATTTTGCCAGAAATCATCACCGGCAGCGTCTACGATTCGCTAAACCCAATCAGGCCTTTTGTGTCGGCAATCGGGACTAGGGCGATGCCGACAGCTGGCGCCACGTTCCGCCGTCCAAAGATCACAACCCGCCCAACCGTTACACAACAGGCCGCACAGTTTGACCCGCTCAACGCTTCAACCGTTGTGGTTTCAAATAACGACGTTTCAAAACTAAGTTTCGGAACATACGTCACCGTTTCCGAACAAGACCTTGACTGGTCAGACCCTTCGAGCATTGACATTATTCTTAACCAGTTGGCAATCGCTTACGGTCAAGCAACCGACAACTACGCGGTTGACACATGCCATGCAGCAATCTCGCAAACTTCCGCCGTAACCGACACCGCTAAGGGTGCAGATTGGGTGGCAGCAATTTACGAAGGCGCACGCCAAATTTCGGCAAACTCTAACTACCTGCCAACACACATGTTTGTAACGCCTGCAAGTTGGGCCGCATTGGCAAGCTCGGTAGACGATTCAAACCGTCCAGTATTTCCGTTCGTTGGTGCACCTAACCTTATGGGTCAAAACGCTGCAGGTAATTCGTCTGCAACTTCATGGAACGGCAACCCGCTTGGGTTGGTGTTGGTCGTTGACAAAAACGCGCCGGGCTCATTCATGGGCCACGCTGCAGGTCCTGCAGCCGGCTTCGAATTCTACGAACAGCAAAAGGGCGCTATCAGCGTTGAAGTACCGGCAACCCTTGGCCGTACGATTGCTTTCCGTGGTTACGCCGCTAGCTTCATGGCCGACGCGACCAAGTTCGTTAAGTTCGTCTGATAACCGAAAGGTAGGCCGTTATGGCCGTCTATTCGGTCCAACAAAAATACTTAACCGACAACTACGCGGTTGTTGTATTAGTTACTAACGCCGACCCTTTAGAGGTTGGTCAGTCTGTAACTATTGCAGGGGTTGACGCGACCTTTAACGGTACTTATACCGTTAGAGAGTTGCCCCAGTACTACTTTACGGGCGTAGACGAACAAGGCTTTTTTCAATATGACATTGAAGCCCCAATTGCCAACCAAGTGTTGTTTGCCAAAACCGCTGCCAATGTAGACATAGTTTCCGCTACCGGAAGTTTGACAACAACCCCAGTTTGCACGTGGGTAACAACCGACGCACAAATTGAGGATTGGTTAGGAATAGGAACAGCGACAGCTGCCGACCAAACCTTTATTACGCAATGCCGGCAGGCTTCGAATGAGTTTTGCTACAGGCGCAGGGCCGAAGCGGGTTACCGCAATGAAAGCCTTACGACGGTGCCTAATGCTTCGGTGCTTTTGGGAACGATTGCTTACGCAGGCTTTTTGTACCGTCAACGTGGCGCGGTAACAGACTTTGCAGGTTTTGACGGGTTGGCTTCGGGTGGAAGCATGGGCCTTAGCCCAATGATTAAACAACTATTGGGCATTGACCGCCCGGCCGTCGCATAATGCCCGTTGCATACACCGACCTTTTTAACGAAGCGCTAGACGATCTAACAGCGACTTTAAAGACCGTTACAGGCTTGCAAGTTGTTAACGACCCGCGCAATATCGTGCCGCCGTGCGCGTTTATTGACGCCCCAAGTTTTACCGCTTTTAACTACAACATTGTCAAGATCAGCTTTCCCGTTCGACTAATCACATTGGGACCGGGCAACCTTGACGCCCAACGATCACTTATGAACATGGTTGCCAAAGTGTTAACCAAAAACGTGGCGGTAACAGACGGCCGCCCAACCATTGCCATAATTGGGGGTAGCGAACTTGCCGCCTACGATCTCACAATTGAAATGCAAGCCCAAACAGGTTAGGACCCCATGTACATTATTAAAAGCCCCCGCGTTGGTGTTGTTGGTACTGAGTTTGTACCAAAACCCGGCGTAAATGTAGCCGGCCTAATTTGGGGCGGTTTTATTGTTGAAGTAGCCGACGAAGCAAACGACGAAGTATCCACACCGGCACCAAAAAAAGGTGCTAAAAATAAGAAAGCAACGAAAGAGGAATAAACAACATGGCCACAAGCACCTACCTTTCCAACCCGGTCGTAACCGTTAACGCAGTTGACCTAACCGACCAATGCACCGCAGCGGTATTCACGCAGCGTTACGACCAACTAGAAAACACCACGTTTGGCAAAACGGCGCGCACGTTTCAAGCAGGATTGGGCAACCACGAAGTAACCCTTACCCTTTACAATTCCTACGACGCAAGCGAAACTTTTGCAACGCTTGAAAACGTTGTTGGCGGTTTGGTAAACGTCATTGTAAAACCTGCAGTTGGTGCAGACAGCGCGACAAACCCAGGCTTCACGCTTACAGGCGCGCTACTTGCCGAATTGCCAGTTGTCAATGCAACTATGGGCGAGCTCTCGACAATTGACGTAACCTTTGTTGGTGGAACGTACACCAAAGACGTGACCCCATAATTAGCGCCGAACAATCGGCCCGACACGAAAGAAGGCATACATGCAATTAACCCTTGAAGTAACCAACCATGAGGGCACGTACCAAGTAAGCACAAACCTATTTACCATTGTGCTATGGGAACGCCGCTTTAAACGCAAAGCGGCCGACATGGCAAATGGCATTGGTGTTGAGGACTTACTATTTTTGGCTTGGGAAGCAAGCAAACAAAACAAAATTGTTGTGCCGTCAGAATTTGACACTTACTGCAAACAAGTAACCAACGTTGAAGTAAAAGACCAAGAGGCCCAAAACCCTACCCAAGCGGCACCTACCGCCGGCAATTAGCCGAACTGTTAGTTGCAACAGGGTGGGCGCCGCATTGGTACGCGCAAGTGTTTGACACGCAAGACCTTTTAACCGT